GAGGAGGGCCGGAGCCTTGTAGTTCCCCTCGCCGTCAGGCTCCCACCTACCGAGCAGACTGATCCTGCTCTGGGCGAGTATGACGTCGACGTCGACTTCGTTGTGGGTAACCGGAATATGGACGTAGACGAGCGGGTAGTTGTCGTTCGGACGCTTGATCTCGATCTTCATGGTGCCTACTTCTTGATGCGGCGGGCGTACGCCCACTTGCTGACGATGCTTCCCGAAGCATCGATGAACTTACCCGCTCCGGCGAGAGCGGCGCCGATCACGCCGATGACCATGATGGGGTTCTCATTCCACGCCTCCTTGAGCTTCGTCAGAGCCTTGTTCTTGTGGCTCGGGTGGGGGCAGGTGCAGTTGTGCTCGCCCATCAGAAGTCCCTCCAGTTGATACGGTCGAGGTGTTCGGGATAGAGAATATCGAATTGCCTGATGTTCTTCGCCAGACTTCGGACTGCGAAACCGAGAGCGACCTTGAGACCGGCGATAACCACGAGGTTCACCACGATCTTCGCACCGAGTTGTTTCGGAGGAGGCGATGATGACTCTTCCTCTTCCTCGGGAATAAGCGTGACAAGCTCAGGTTCTTCCAACACGGCTCCCCCTCCAAAAAATGGCGAAACCCAAACCCCTTGCGGGGTCGGGTCTTGAGATCAGTCTTCCTTGGTCTCGGTGTCCTTCTGGGCGGCGAGCTTCTTCTCCGCGCGACGGGCCTTGAGCTTCTCGATCTTCGTGATCGCCATGCCAACCGCGATCATGCCGGTCACAACACCCGCCGAAACGGCGGTGCTGATGACGACACTCTTCGCGATCTCCTTGGCGAACGACGGGTCCGAGGTCTCAGAGGTCTCGTCGGCAGCGGTGGCGTCGAAGTTCTGGTCCATGATGGTTTCCGTTCTATGGGTAGGGGTCTCATTATAGGGGCTGTTTTTCTTGCGAGCCCTAGCGTCGTCGGTCGTAAATACCTTCGTAGAACCTACCCATGATGACTGCGGCGAGAATGATGAACAGAGTCCATCTCCCGAAAGCGAGGTAGATACCTGCCCCGAACGCGACGGAGGCAAGCATCAACCACATAATTGCGATTCGATCGGGCATTAGTTCTCCCTACGCGGAAATCAGAATAAGCAGAAGGCCGATACCCACCATTGTCCACATAGCAGCGGCAGGACCACCCACTAACCACATGGCCGTTATCGTGAGAGTCGTGGTGAGAGCCAAACCGAATATGTACGCGACCTTTGAATCTCTCATAATTCCTCCCCGGGGAATTTTTCGAAACGAAAAACCCAAACCCCTTGCGGGGTGGGCTTTGGATCTACTCGTTGTTGTCGGCGCTCTTGGTCTTCTTGACAGCGATCTCACTCAGTGTGTCGATAGTCTTGACAGCGGCATAGGCGGCTACCACGGTGAGGGCGACATACTTAGCCACTTCCTTGGTTCGGTCAGCGATGGCATGAACCGTTTCGGGGCTAAGGATCTTGTCCTCTCCGGGTGCAGACTTTCCATTGTTGTCAGTCTTACCGAGACTGATGCGAACTTCGCGCTGCTTCTTGGGCTTACCAAACACGGCGGTTTCCAATCGGTAGGGGTCTCATTATAGGCCGTGTAAAATATGCGAAACCCAAACCCCTTGCGGGGTCGGGTCTTGAGATCAGTATCGACTCGGAGGGTTCTTAAGGAAGTCCTTCTGAATCCGCAGTGTGCTTTTCACTCCGTACACCCACCCGGCGAGAAAGCCAGGTACGATGCCGCAGAAAATCATGCAGATGGTGAAGACGGCCATTGGTTTCCAATCGGTAGGGGTCTCATTATAGGCCGTGTAAAATATGCGAAACCCAAACCCCATGTGGGGTCGGGCTTTGAGGTCTTACAGTCCGTACTGCTCCATGAGCTTGACGTACTCTTCCGAGAGTTCGTTCTGCCTCTCCCGGTCGTTCTCGTCGGTGTTCCGGAACTCCTCCATGATCCTCTCGCTCTCGCTGAGGAAGGCCTCCGAGCGCTTCATGCGCTTGGTGATCTTCGACCTGAGGACGAGGATGGATCCGATGTTCATTCCGGTGGTGACGAGCACGCCCAGGACAAAGAAGAGGAACTTGGTCCAGTCGTTCTTGGTCATGATGCTGCCTTTCGGTAGTAGGGGTCTCATTATAGGGCGTGTAAAATATGCGAGAAAGCATAAACCCCATCTTAGGGGTTTAGAGGCTATGAAATCACTTACGCAAGTTGTCGAATGCGTCGTCGATCATCTTGAGCATCATGTCGCCGTCATCCTTGATCATCTTCATCTTCGCTTTGTGGTTGCGTTGTGATTTGATGATCCGGTTGATAGCGGCGGCGGAACGCTTGATGTTCTCGAGCATGTTAATTCCTTTCGTAGGGTTCTCATAATAGGGCGTGTAAAATATGCGACCCCACGAAAACCCAAACCCCCTGCGAAGGGGGTCGGGCGTCTGAGATCAGCTTTCGATCTTGATTTCCTTGATGCGGAAGAGGTCTCGGTCGATGTTGGTTACCTCGTAGGAGTCGCTCTCAGACAGCTTTGTCAGGTCGTCGTAGGTGATCGCCGCGATCACTTCCCAGTCTCCGGGAATAACCTCGTTGTCATTCTCTTCGATGTTTTCGTTGATGACGGGAGAGTTCTTGGAGGAGAGGTAACCGGCGGCGAAGACACCCGCGACGGCGCCGACGAAGGCGATCTGCGGAGCGTACTTCTTGAGCTTGGCCTTGGTCTCGGCGAGCTTGTTCTTGGCGTTCATGGTGAATCCAATCGGTAGTAGGGGTCTCATTAAAGCCCGTGTAAAATATGCGAGCCAATGAGACCCCTACAGCGAAACCCAAACCCCTTGCGGGGTCGGGTCGTGAGATCAGTCTTCTTCGGGGTGCAGGATCAGGTCACAGCGCTTTCCTCGAATGTTGAACCAGACGTCCTTGCTTCCACTCAGAACTTCGTCCGCGGTCTCGTCGGCGATACATACGCGTTCCGGGCCGAAGCTCTTTCCCTCTCCCATCATTTCGAGGATTTCGCGGTTGCCCGCGTAGGCCTTCTCCAGTTTGTCGAGGGTGAGCTTCCAGCCGACGGTTGCTGCGACAGCAAGTCCGGCGGAGGTCACGGCGAAGATTTCAGTGTGGTGCTTCTTGATCTTGGTCTTGATCGAGTCGAGCTTCTGCTTCAGGTCCATGGGAATCCTTTCGTAGGGGTCTCAATATAGGGCTTGTAAAACTTGCGACCCCAAAAAGGCAAAAAAACAGAGGGCGTGTAAACCTTTCGAGGGTCTACACGCCTTCCGTTCATGGTCCTTCTGGGTGGATCAGAGTGTTACTTGAGGCTCTTCATGACGAAGCTGACGGCCTTCGAGGTCATCACATGCGCGTGTTCGTAGTTGAGGATGAACAGGATCCCGGCGAGGTTCGTCGCGGCTCCGGCCAGTGCGTCAGGGCTCACGCGCTTCTTCGAGAGGGTCTCGTTGTGAAGCTTGGTGAGCTTGGCGTACTGGTCGGAGACCTTGTCGTACTCGTCGCCGGAAGGCGGCAGGTCCTTCAACACGTTGAGCAGGCGCGCGATCTCGTTCTCGAGGTCGGTCGGCTGAGTCTTCTTGAACTTCAGGTCGAACACAGTGGTTCCTTCCGTAGGGGTCTCACTATAGGGCTTGTAAAACGTGCGACCCCTGGGAACTGATGTTACTCCTCGATCAGAGGAGCCGTCTCGGCCACGGACTTGTGCGACCACATCGAAGCGTTCTCAAGCTCGGTGAACGCGACCGCCTTGGCTCGTCCGTCCGGAAGGACGTCGTCCAGGTACTCTGCGAAGTCACGGAACGCGACACGAATATCCCGATGCTTCGGCAGAGTAGCGTTGTCCCCCTCGACGGTGGCCTTGTGGAACCCGAACCGGTTCTCGATTTCTTCGGCACCTATTGCCATGAATATCCCTCTTCCCTAGGGCTTGACGATCGGGTTCTCACCCGTGTCGTTGTTGATCTTGAAGGTGGCCTGGTCCATGTACTCGAGAGACTCGGGGTCTCCGTCGACGACCAACGAGAACACCTTGCGGGTGCCGTCCTCGGATTCCTGGACCTTGATCTCTCCGACGTACGGCGCGTTGCTGGCGTAGTACGACTTCTTGGAGAGCTGAACGAGAACGCCCAGGAAGGTATTCACCGCTGTGATCGACGCGACGACCTTCTCGGGCTCCGGGAAATTCCAGAGCTGTGCCAACGCGAAATATAGCGTGGCGAGTGCCGGAAGGACGATCGTTGCCGACTTCTTGACGACGTTGTAGGCGCCGTCACTCAGCATGGGGCTCTGCGGTTTGGCGTGCGACGACACGGACATCGTTGATCTCCCTGGGTTCCCTGCTCTGAAATACCGCTTCGTACTGACCCTGTGGTCCGAACGGAAGCTTATCCACTTCGTTCATGACCCTCTCTGCTGCACCGTTTCCGCCGAGAGCCTTGTAGGGCTCGTAGAAGTACTTCCGGAGCTCCTCGTATTCGTCCCTGGTAGCCCACCCACGGCGAATATACGCGACACCGAACGTCATGATGTGTTCGTACGCGATACCCATCAGAAGGCGTACCGTCGCTGCTTTTGTACGATCCTTGTGCTGCAAGAAGGCCCAAAAGCCGGACGATGCGCCAAGTGTCACGAGCGATGTAATGGCCAGTTGCAGCCATGTCTCCATACTCGCCCTCCCCTAATATGTATGCTAGGTAGTCCTCTTCCAGACCCCCACGGACTTGACCCACGGCTCAGCGAGTTTCCAAACGCCATCGACCTTTACGTAAGGAACTGCAAGTTTCCACTCAGCACCTACTTTCACGTAGGCACCCGCAAGAGTTCTGATACTGGTGGCCGTCGACCACGCGCTCCAACCAACCGAACTCTTAGCTCGAGTACGGATATAGTACAAAGTCCCGGGGGTCAGACCGGTGATTGTTGTTGGAGACGTTGCGGGTTTGGTCGTCGTCGGCGACCCTGATGCGCTGGTGGAATATCCGACTTCATAGCCCGTGATTGTTGATCCGCCGTTGTTGTTCGCAGTCCAAGCGGCATCAACACTGGTCATCCGGACAGCAGCCAAAAGAGGAGCTGTTGGCGGACTCGGTGCTGTGAGCGTCTTTGCAGTTGCTCGACCGGACCACGCACTCCATCCTTCGGAGTTGTGAGTCCTGGCCCAGAAGTAATACGTCGTTCCCGGGGTCAGCCCGGATATGGTTGTAGATCGGTCGGAAGACACCGTGTCTTGTACCGATGTGGAACTTGTTCCGTAACCGATCTGTCTCGCATCGATGGCATCGCCACCGTTCGAGCCGTCCGAGAACGTCGCATGTACCGACGTAGACGTGATGTTGGATATAACCGGTGTGGTCGGCTTGGCCGGGATCGTGTCACGTTTGATGGCCTGACTGAACGTCGTAGGCCCACCGATACCCGTGGCACTGGACTTCTCGAGCAGACGGAACGTCACCGTCTGAGAGTCTGTGACCCTGGCTTCGCCGACCTTGTACCAGTTGGCACCGGTCGGGTAGTTGATGGTTTTGTAGGTGGTGTTTCCGTTCGCTGTCCAGTTGAACGGCATCCCGTTCCACCAGTCGCTGGAATATCCCGCCTTGAACCAGAATTCAACGTCCGACCCGGTGTCCCGGATCATCATCGTTCCGTTGACGCCTGTTGTCTTCTTGTAGTCGACCATGGGCGCCGCTAACTGATGATCTTGAAGTAGATGTCTCCGTCACTACCGCCGATCGGATCGGCGGTTCCTGAAGAGATACCTGCCTTGTCTCGGTACCCAGACTTGCCAGTCGGGATGAGAGCCTTAAGCAGAGCGATGTAGTCCCGGGTACGGTTTATCTCCCGTGCTCCCCAGCGAACCCGGCCTTCTTCGCCTGTCTCGGGTACCTTTGCGTATCCTGCCGCGACTGCCTGGTCTCCCTCAGCCACAGTGTACCTCCCTTCCAAATATCACGGTTGCTCCGACCATGTCGTCGGATCCGGGTCGAGATCGAACCATGTCTTGTTGTTCAGCCACGAAAGCCACGAACCAGTGTTGATGTAGGTGTTGAGAGTCAAGGTCGGATATGCCCGTTCTCCCTGCTGATCCTGAACAAAGATCTGTTCAGACACCCGCATGTTGTTGGTGACGCCGCTCAGGTTACGCTGTTCGACAAGATCGCCCAGGTGGTAGTGAGTTCCGTACTTGTACTGACTGAACTGGCTGATCTCACCGTCGAATGCTTGGTAGGTACGGTACTTCGCGAGCTCCTCATTACCACGCTGAATAAGCGCGGAAGCGACATCCGGGTTTTCACTCGTAATATCGCTGGCATTGACGACCAGAACCTTTCGTTCGAATCCCTCGATCTCCGGATCTACACCGATGGCGTACACCATCTGAAAACCCGCCGGGGAAAATACGTACGCAACGTTCTTGGCTTGGTCGATGCTGGTGAGCTCTTTGGTGTTCTGTAGGTTGTCGAGCTCCGGAGTAAAAATAACCGGAGCATGGACTGTCTGACCAGACGTTCGGTCGCTACCCGAATATACGTCGAAGTAGATCTCCGACGCGTCGAAATTCCTCAGCATCCTGAAACCGAGGTTCCAGACATTGGAAATATCGACGATCGCGTCGTATACCGTGGTCGGTTCTAGTTCCACCGTGATGGGGTCAACAGGTTCCGGGATCGTCCCGGGAGACAACAGGGGTCCTTCGACGATGAATGGAATCACGTCAGCGGGATCCAGGATCCCCAAGACACAAATATCGTGGAAGATCTTCCTCGCGACTTCTGCCGGAGGAAGTGTGATCGCCCATTTGGGGGATGTCGTCAGGTCAGCCAAAGAATTCTTGGCCACTCGATCCAGGAGCTGTGATTCGAGAGACCTGCCCTTGATCGTCAACATGCGACGATTTTCGCTGTCGTCCCCATCTTCGATGGATTCAACCGTCATGATGTAGTTCGACTTGTTCATTGCCAGACGGGTTCCGGCCTTGAGCAAGGTTCGGTTACCGCTCGTTGACGGAATATCGAGCTGAAAGTCACCGAACTCCTGCCATCGCTCAGTCCAGATGAGCGATTCGAATTTATCGATGACAGACTCTCGACGAAGAAGGG